CGATAACGTTGCCGAATGGGCCCAGGTCGGTCAAGTTCGCGAAGGGCAGACGTTCCAAGCAGCCGGCGAAACCTTCGAGAAGATCGGCACAATCGACGCGAGTTATACCAATACCAACGTTGATACGTCGATCTTCAACCAGGTACACAGCAGTTCCTACGGTATCAATGACCTTGTCGTTCACAACAGCACGGCAGCCGAAGACGGCAATCGCCTTGTTTATGCCGCTCGATCCGTCGAATACAACTCATGGTCTGAAAGCTACTGGGACTATGTAACTGAAACCTTCGGTGTCAACGGATCAGTTTACGGGCAAACATTCCTTCTTACTCAGCCCATGATGCTGACTTCGATCGAGCTCAAGTTTGAGCGCGTTGATACAGACGGTGCCGTCACGTTGATGCTTTGCGAGGTCTCGAACACCGGCTCTCCGATGTTCGATCGCGTCATCGCGCGTGCCGTCAAGCAAGCATCGGCTTTGACGAAGGGTTGGGTCAAGTTCGATTTCGATCCCCGCTACCTGACCCCTGGTCGTCGCTATGCCTGGGTCACGGTGACGACGGGCAATCACGCTCTTGCAACTGTTTCGGGTTCGGCGTTCACACAAGGCACGCTTTTCTACTCGACTGATGGCGCATGGTTCGGCGGATCGCAGGAAGAGGACTTCTGCTTCAAGGTCAATGCTGCAGAGTTCAAGACGAACCGGATCGTAATCCCGTTTAACTCGCTCCTGCTTCCCGAAGGCATGACCGAGATTCGTTTGCTATATCAGGCGACGGTGCCGGAAGGTACATCCATGATGTGGGAAGTCAAGCCCACCGGTGCAACGAATTGGTCCGAGCTCAAGGCTGAAACTGAGGAATCGCCCAACCCCTTACGCGGCCTGCCGCCCAAATGCGAGCTCCGCCTCACGATGATAGGCACGAGCGGGCTTGCGCCTTCGATCGTGCTCAATTCAACAGCCCGAGGCGAAACGCGCCGTCCGCGCCCTGACATGATCGCGACAACGAAGCCCCTTGCGTTTGGCTACAACACGACGGCTGTCTTGGTTGAGATCACGATGGATCAGTATGACGAGCTTCGCCACACGATTGCGCCGAAACTCGTCGTTGGCGGGACAACATACAACGCCGCCACAGTGTCGATTGCCAAAGACGTTTCGAAGTTGACACGGCGCCTCGTTACCGCGACATTCACGGTGCCCGCCACATCGACCGCGAAGGTTCGAGTGGACTCGAGTACGGACAACGTTCAAGCTGTCCCGTTTATCGAGAATATCTCGCTATTCGCTCTTTAAGGACTCTAATTGATGACATCTTTCGAGATTGACGACACCCAGGAATACGAAGTCGATCTCGCAAGATCCGTCATGCGCGGTCCTTTCAAGATGCTACCTCGCGATCAACACAAGATGCAAGGTCTTGTGTTGCGCGAGATCATCGATGCAAGTGGTTGGGAAGTAATCGCTGATGTCCGCCCTGTCGCCTGATCTACCCACTGTAGAAACGGATTACAAATCTTTCTCCCGAATGCCTGTCGGGCGGGAGGTTTGGGATTTCGTGCTAGGCAGCGTCGGTGCGCGCTTGCGTGCGCTTGAGGCGAAGCGCACCGAACTTCAAGAGACGATTGATACGCTCCAGGCTCAGGCCTTGCAAATCGTATCCGAGACGATTTCAGCCGAGATCACAGCACAGCGAGCAGCGCTTGCACTCGTTCAAGAGCAGCTTGAAGTCGTGCAAGTCGCATATGCCGAGATCCAGGCAGGCGGTGTGTTTGCAGACACTCTTCGTCTTCGTGCGCCGATATCAGCGTTCCCGACCGCAGTTGGATCCAATGCGAACGTCCAAAAAGCGCTCGAAGAGATCGGCGAAAAATTCAACGCGCAGCGACGGATTAACAGCGCGTCTATTTTCTTGGGAGCCTCATAATGGCACTGCCTGCATTCTCGTCGCCAGCGGCTACCACAGACACCCTCGTCTATACCGTTCCTGCGGGGAAAAACGCGGCCGTCAGCATCAACGTCGCGGCGCTACTGGCTTGTACAGCGAAGATCGCGATCACCGGGGGCACAGCGCCCGGCGCCTCCCATTGGCTTGAAAGCGGCCGGGCCCTCGGCGTCGGCGACACGATGGAGCGCAGCGGGGTCTATCTCGGCCCCGGATGCCGCGTCTACATCAATTCGAGCGTCGCAAACGGCCTCTCCGCTCAGGTCTATGGCATTGAGGAGTCCGTTTGATGGGCGTTCATGTTTCGCGCAATCCGGTCCTGGTTGCCAATATCAAGGGCCTTGATCCACACGGGCCCGGATCTAACGGTTTCTGGCGTCGCGATATTTATCGAAAGCCCGGAACTTACACTTGGACCGCTTCCAAGGATGGCAAGGTAAAAATTCAAGCGTTGGGCGCCGGCGCGGGTGCTAATGGCCTTCTCCCCGGTGCCAGTGGTTCTTTTGGAGAAAAGACACTCTCGGTAACGGTCGGCCAAACCTTAACCGTCGTTGTCGGCCCTGGAGGTACAGCGCAAAGAAATTCGATTAATTCGCTTTCCGGAAACGGTGGCGCAACGTCCATAAGCGGCGTTCCCGTAGGCGGGACGGCGTTGGTTCTGGTCGGTGCGCTTGGCACCTCCGGCGAAAGCGTAACGGTTACACAGCCCGGCGTCGCCGGCGTAGCAACGGGACCGTGGGACAAGTCCAACCCCGGAGCGGTCGGAATTTATAATGGTGGAGCCCCTTCGTCTGGATCTCCGTCAAATCCCGGATTTTCTTCAACTGGATCGGGTGGCGCCGGTTGGGGAGGAGGAGCAATTGGGATAGGCGGAGGCTCCTCTCACCGTCGCGGTGTTAGTGGAACCGGCGCTCCCGGCCTAGTCGCTCAGCCTGCTCTTGATCTTAATGGATCGCCTTATCCTGGCGGCCAAGCGGTGAATGCTTTCCCATTTTGGGATTTTGCTGACGTTGATGGTGCCGGCGGCAGCTCTTTCATAGTCAACGGAGGCGGCACTAGATATTCTAACGGCGGACCGGGGGCGGGTGGGTCTGGTGGCGTCGCGACTCCTGGTGGAATTGGAGGCGGATCGGGTACCGGCAACACAAGCAATGTAACCGAAGCAAGCAACGGAAGCGGAGGCCCTGGAAATAATACAGCCGCTTACGCTGGCGACGGCGGAAATGCTTTCGTTATGATCTTTTGGGATGAGGTTGCAGCATGAAGACGTGGGCACGCATTGAAAACGGCCGCGTCGCCGAGACTTTCGACTTCGACACCGATCCAACCTCGCTTTTTGCGCCGGGATGGGTTTGGGTTGAGGCACCCGAGGGGACGCAACAGAACGCGACTTTCGACGGAGAGATCCTCACCAACCCGGAAACGAACGGCAACGGCGGGGCCGAAGAGCCCGCACCCGAGCCGACACGCCGGCTCCTCCTGACCCCGGCCGAGTTTCGCAACTCGTTCTCGGCGTTCGAAGAGGTTGCAATCATGGACTTCATCGAAGGTGCTTCGACCGAAACGGACGCGCAAACCAAGACCCTTCGCAGGGTCGTCGGCGTGTTCTTCGACCGGATCAAGGACCCACATCTCACGACAGTTGATCTCGGCGATCCGCGCAATCTTGCAGGTCTTGACCTGCTCGTGAGTGTCGAGATCCTGACAACCGAGCGAAGGGCGGTCATTGCAAAGGGCTTGCTCGCGTGAGCAGCTTCACTGAGCCTTTGGCGTATTGCTCAACCGACATCTTCGCGGGTGGTCGATTGAGCCCCATCGGTATCGGTGACGAATATGAGCTGACAGGCGGCCGGCGCATGTTCAAACTTTCACAGGGCTTCGCCTATACCTGTGGCCGCACATTACATACATTCTTGGCGCCAGCTGGCTTCCTATGCGACTTGGGTTCGATTCCAGGCCTTGCGCGTTTCGCCATGTCGCCTGACGATCCTTGGGCACAAGCTTTCGTTTTGCATGATCTTTTGTATCGAAGCAAACCCGTCGATCGTGCGACTGCTGATCTTATCTTTTGGGATGCGCTGGGATTGCCTTTTAGGGCCTACGGTGAAGACGATGAGCTTTACCGAATCCTGTGCCCGAAAGTATATCGCTCTGCGATATACTATGCGGTACGTCTTGCCGGTGCAAAAGCCTGGGCGAAGTAGTTCGCTTTTTCTTGTCAAGGGGCTCTTTCATTTAGCGCCCGCTTGATTTAAGGTGATACCCGGATGCCGAGGGCTCCAAGTCCTCATTAAAGGAGTCTTCTCATGGCAGTCAAAGTCGGCTTTCAGATCGATACCGAAGAGCTCGAAAGCCTTGTGCCGTCGTCGGCCGAGATGTCTATCATCGGGGCCATCGTAACGGCACCCGCCAAGACTTCAGGCATCGAGTTTAACAAGCTCTACGCTGTCAACAGTGATGATAAAGAATTCTTCACAGCACTCGGCGTGACAGGCACGGGCCAGGCAACCATGCTCGGTGTCGGTAAGCAGTTAGGCCAGATGTCTCGCTCGACGCGCATGGTCGTCAACGTCGTCGCCGAGGGTACGGGCTCAGATGCTCAAGCAAGGGCCCTTGCGACGATCGCGAACATGGTCGGAAACGCTGTCGCCGGCACGGGTATCCACGCATTCAAGAAAGCTGGCACCAAAGTCAATCGGACCCCGCGCATCCTCATTGCCCCCGGTTACACGTCGCAGCGCACGGGCAACACCGCGAACGCGCTTTGCGCCGAGTTCGCAACTGTCTGCGAGACAATGCTCGCTGTTGCGTGCGTCACGGGGCCTGCAACGACACGACAGGCCGCGCTCGACTGGCGCGAGACGATCGAGTCCAAGCGCATCATCCCGACCGAGACCGACCTGCTTGTCGCCGACACGACGACGGGCGTTCCCATTCACGTTCCGTCGGACGCCTATATCGCCGGTCTCATCAATCGCGTGGACGAACTTCACGGCGGCCTCCCGTTCCACAGCGCCGGCAACCGTTCGCTTTATGGCGTCCTCGGACCGTCGCGTGACATCGACTTCTCGCTGACCGACGAAGACAGCGAAGGTCAAGAGCTGCTCAACGCCGATCTCGGCATCATCGTTCGCGGCGAAGGCGGCGACGACTTTGCGCTGGCCGAGGGCGGCACGCTCTATATGGGTGTCTCGACGGCCTCGAATGATCCCCTGTGGCAGTATTACAACCAGGTACGTGGTCGTGACTGGATTCACTTGACGCTTCTTCGCACTCTTCGTGCCTTGCTCGCTAAGTACAACCTGACCGGACGCCTTGTCCAGGTCTACATGAACACGATCCGCGACGTCCTCACCCGGCTTGCCGCCGAGGAGCGGATTCACAAGGACTTCCGTGTCGATCTCATCCCGTCGCTGAACACCCCTGCCGATCTTCGGGCGGGCCAGCTCACGGTCAAGATGGCGGTCGAAGAGCCGAGCCCGTTCCTTCGCGGCGTCATCAAGTCGAGCCGTTACGAATACGCGCTCAGCAACTTCATCGGCCAGCTCGCTGCTCAGGTCAACCAGGTCGATCTCTGATCGCCCTGGTGCCTTAGCGTCGCTCGATATGTCCTGCCAATAGGAGAGTCAACATGGCCGCTGAACTGAACATCATCACGGGCGCAAACCTGTTCTGCGACGAAGACCCGGACGAAAGCAACCACCTTCAGCTGTCCGAGGTCGGCCTGCCCGACTTGACACGCACGCTTGAAGATCACATGCCGGGTGGCGGCTTCATGGCCATCGGGCTGGACATGAACATGCTGGAGGCGCTTACGCTTCCGTTCAAGCTCATCGGTATTAATATCGGTATGCTTCAGCGGGCAGGCTACGGGGACGGCATCGTCCACAACTATACGATCTTCAAGGAGATCAGGGACGTTGCAACCCAGGAGAAGACGCGCTTGACTTGCGTCGTCAAGGGGATCATCGGCACCGCATCCCAGGAAGCGTATGCGAAGAACCTTTCGGGTTTCAACTATGAGATCCAGAGCATCCTCTCTTATCGCTTGACGCTGGGCGAGGCTGTGATTTACGACTTCGACTTTATCTCGAACCGTAAGCGTGTCGGCGACAACGATCAGAACTCGCGCACCAACGCCATTCTTGGGATCGTCTAATGCCGGTACTCGAAACTGCGCAAGATGTGGAGCGTGCCTTCGGGCTCGCTCCTTCGTCGTCAGAAGGGGGTGGCAAGCCTCCCTTGACGCCGCCACAGGTTGCGGCCGCGGCAACGCCTGCGCAGCCCGCTCCCGGCTTTCGCTTCATCGCTGATCGGCTCACGCTTACTCTGAGGCTCTTATATCCCTTCGAAGTGAACGGGATAGAGTATCACGAGTATACTTTGCGTCGGCTTAACGCCGAAGAGGTTGCAGAGGTCGGGCAGGTTCTGCGCTCGACGGGCGACATGGCGGCACTGTACAGTGCGGTTTGCGGCTTGCCGTTTATCGCGTGCAAGCACATGGACGCTGATGACGCGGAGGCGCTGGCATCGGCCGCCTTGGATTTTATGCCAGCCACCCTTCGGGCACTGCTGGAGAAAAACTGACCTCGGCGAACATCGTCGGCATCTTTGGGCGCGGGCTGCGAACCTTTTTTGAGACAGCTGACGCGCGCAACCTTGCAGTCGCGAAGCATCGGGGCGAATCCATTTCGCGCATCGAGCGGTGGCACCCCGCAAAAGTACATCGGCACTGGCTCGTCCTAATCGAGCACGCTAACGCAAATCGGGGGTGACCTGTGGCCGCAACAAATGTCCAGGTCATCATCAGCGCAGTCGATCGCGCTTCGGCGACAGTGCGCAAGGTTCGCGACGAAATTAACCGACTCGATGGCGCCCATGGGCGAGGTCGATCCGGCGCTCATGGGCGCGTGGACGTTGGCGGGCACGCGGGCCCTGGCGTGAGGGGCGCAGGCGTCGCTGGCGAGCGCGGACCGGGCGGAATGCTGGGCGGACTCGGGCTTTCGCCTGCGCTCATCGGGGGCATCGGCGCGGGCATGGGCTTCAAAGAGGTCATTCAACAGGCATCCGACTTCGAAACAGCGCTCGTCAACATTCAGAAGAAGGCAGGCACGACAGCCGAGCAGACCCGTGAACTCGGCGAGCAGATTAAAGAACTTGCAACGGACGGATCTGTTGCAGTGTCGATTGACGAAATTGCGAAAGGCATGGAACGAGGGGCTGCGGCGGGACTACCCCTCGACCAACTTCGTCAATTCGCGATGCTGTCAGCGAAAGCTGCTGACGCTTTTGAAATGTCGTCACAAGACATCGGCAACGCTGCGGCAGGTTTCAACACCGTCCTAAAAATTCCGATGAATGAGATGCAAAAATATTTTGATCTCATAAACGGATTGGCTGACAGTGGCATCGCTGACGAAAGTGCTATTGTTGCCTATGTCGATCAGGGCGGTGCGATGGCGAAAACCTTTGGTTTAATGCCCGATCAAATCGCAGCGGTTGGAGCATCGTTGGCGAACCTGAAAGTTCCTGCGGCGAAAGCTGCAACCGCGACTAACGCAATCTTTGCGAAGCTTCTTGCCCCTGAGAGCATGTCAGGCCCAGCCATTCATGCTTTTAACAGGCTGATTAAGGATACCACAAAGTTTCAAAAACAACTTGCGAGTGGGCAATCTGAAGAAGCCTTTATTGGCATGCTGGACGCCCTTAACGCCCTCGATAAGGAAACCCGAACCGGGATCATTGCAGATTTGTTCGGTCAAGATCACCTTGACGTGATGATGCAGATGGTCGAGGGAGCGGATGAACTTAAGCGTAACCTGAAGTATGCGGGTGGCGATACTTGGTTTGGATCGCTTGACAAAAGCTACGCACTCAAGCTCAATACGATGGCGTCCCAGTGGCAGATTTTCAAAAATCAGGCCTCTGAACTCGCAATCAATGTTGGCACAGCCGGGATGCCCGCGCTGCGAGAGGGGCTTGAAGGTGCAAAGTATCTCGTTGACGAGATCGGCAAAGGGTTTAAGGCGTTCAAGGGTCAGATCGATATGACCGCGTTCGAGAACGCAAAGGATGTAATAGCGGCGCTTGGACTCAGCATGTCACAGTTGATCGCAACTGATCCGTCCGAGTCTGAAATCCTTCGCTTCTTTCGCGAGATGGCGATGACTGTAAACCAGATCAATGCAGGGATCGTGACCCTTGATAATTGGTTCGGGATCGCCAAAGAGTCCGCGCCCGGCAAGATGCTTGGCGGCGATAAAGAAGGTGCAGCGAAGCTGCTCGGAACGACCGTAAACCCCGACACGGGGCGGCTTAATCCGATCCCGCTGCAAAGGGGCGGCCTGATCCCTGGGTTGACCGAATGGCTCGGTAAGAACAGCGGTGCAGGTCTGATAGACAAGCCCGGCGCGCAGCAGCAAAAATGGGGCCGCGTGAGCGGCGTTAGTCAAGGGCAATTCGATACTCGATGGGATACCGAGGCCCCGGTCAAGGCTTCGATGCAACCAGGTCAAGCTGCACTCGAAAGCAGTCTGGCCGCTGGGCAGCAGACGCTAGCGATTATCGAACAAGTAAAAGCCGCAACAGCAATCCCTCCGAGCCTGTTATTGGATAACACCCAGTACATGACGAACGCCAATGCAGCGATCGCGGCAAAGGGCGAACTCGGCGAGAACGTCGTCGCGACTGCAGATATCAACATCGCACCTGCTATGGCCAAGATCAACACACTTCGCGAGGCGATCCAAGGCGTAAACAACATGGCGGTGACAGCCGGGGGCACCAACGCTTACGGTTCGAATGTGCGCAACCAATTCGCCCCGGTGGGACCTGGCTGATGGACCTCTTCAACATTGGCGGCGTGCGCTGCGCTCTCACCCCGTTCAACGTGGACAGTGCGAACCGTGACGGCGCCGCCGATTTTGCAAAGCACCCGATTATAGGCGCGCGCGAAAGCTATGAGTTCATGGGCGTCGGCGTTGAAAAGCTGTCCCTATCGGGCAAGCTGTTCCCGCGCCTGCTCGGGGGTGAAGCCGAGCTCGAATTGCTGCACAGCCTTCGCGAGGCCGGTGATCCTGTCATGGTGACGCGAGGCAATGAGAAGCTGGGTTGGTTTCACATCATGTCGCTGTCAGATCGGCACAGCTACCTGAGCGCGCGCGGTGTTGGCAACAAGATCGAGTTTCGCATTGAGCTTGAGAAATGCGACAAGCCATCTTCGGCGACAGGGGCATCCCTACTCGTGAGGCTGTTTGGATATGTCTGAGACATACGAACTCGTCACTGTCAAGGGCGAAGGCTTCACGCTTTCGCGCATCATCTGGCGCCGCTTTCGCGCGCCTATGCCGGGGCTGCACGAGCGCACGCTGGAGCACAATCCAGGGCTTGCTGACTTCGCAATGTTCCTGCCTGTCGGCACGAAGTTCGAGCTCGTGATCCCAGGGGCCGATGAAGAAGTTGAAAACACAGTTTTACGTCGCCTCTGGGGCGTGTCCGAATGAGCGAGAAGACCCTATTCAAGGTCATCATCGGCGGGCGCGACGTGTCAAATGCAATGGCACCGATTGTCGAAAGCATCTCCGTGCATGACGGTACGGATAACGAGGCTGATACGGCGTCCTTAACTCTGTCCGACGAAGGCGGGCTAACCGTCATGTCTCGCAAGCGCGACCCTGTGGCCGTAAGTCTTGGGCGCACAGGCGAGGGGATGGGTCTAGTCTTTCAAGGCTTCGTGGATGAGGTTCGATCGAAAGGCAATCGGAGCAAAGGGCGAACACTTTCGATCGAATGCAAGTCAGTCGATCTTGGAGGCAACGCGAAAGAAACCAAAGAGAAGCACTGGGAAGATAAGAATCTTCAGCAGATTCTTGACGATGCTTTCTCGGCCACAGGTATTAGTGTCAAAGTTTCGCCTGAGCTTGCTTCGATCGTTCGCGAGTACGAGGCAATGGATTCCGAGGACCCACTTACTTTCGCCGCTCGCCTTGCGAAAGAAGTCGGCGGAACCTTTAAGATGATGGGTCCGCAAGCTGTTCTCGTCAAACGAAATTCAGGCTCGGGCATTGACGGTTCCGCGTTGCAGACGTTTGACGTTAAGTGGGGCGTAAACTTGATCGATTGGGATATTTCACCAATCATCTCGCGTGCCGAGTTCGGTTCTTTCAATAATCGCTGGTTCGACTTTGCGAAGAACAAATTCGTAGAAGAGACCGAAAAGGGCACGGGCGCCGCCAAGCATCGCCGAAGCAACGTCGAACCCGGACAAAGCCTCGCGAAACAACGTGCAACCGCTGATAAAATTGATGCCGACCGTAAGGGAGGCGAGGGAACTGTCGTTACTAAGGGTAGCTTTTTAGCGCAGGCGGAGGGAAGGTGTAAATTGCAAGGGATTCGCGAAGCGGTAGATGGCGTTTACGTGATAAGCGCAGTCGATCATGAAGCTTCTCGGGACCAAGGCTATGAATGCACCCTAGAAGTCAAGCAGCCTCAAGACGGGGCCGGCAAAGACTCACGCTGACAGGAAGCACCATGCGGCTGACCATCGAATTGCTCGCCCTTATTGCAGGCGGGCAGGCCTCGTCCGCGCGCCGCGCAAACATGCAATCCATCGTTGCAGGCCTCGATAGCCGCGGCGAGGAGGCGGGTCTCACGAAGCCGCATCGGCTTGCGCAGTATATCGCCCAGGTCGACCACGAGAGCGGCGGTTTCAAATTCGATAAAGAAGTCTGGGATGGCAAAGGTGCCCAGGCCCGTTACGATACTCGAACCGATCTCGGCAACACGCCCGAACGTGACGGCGACGGCAAGCTGTATCGCGGGCGAACTGCTATGCAGCTCACGGGCAAATCGAACTACACACAGTTTCGCGACTGGTGTTTTGATCAGGGCTTGAAAGCTCCCGACTTTGTTGCCGAACCTGACCGTGTGAACGAAGACCCCTGGGAGGGGCTTGTTCCGATTTGGTTTTGGTCAACACGCAATCTTAATCGCTATGCCGACGATGGCAACATCGAGATGGTGACTCGTCGCATCAATGGCGGCACAAACGGCCTCGCCGATCGCATCGATAATTACGAACGTGCCGCACTCGTCCTGCTCGGCTTCAAGCTCGAATCTGGTGCCGTTGCGACGTTTCAAAAAGCTCACGGACTCGTCGCCGACGATATCGCCGGACCCAAGACCCGGGCGGCCCTGCATATCGCGCTCAAGGCCCTGGACGATGCGCCCGTCGCGCCCGTTTTGATCCCTCCCCCGACCTCGATCGAACAGCAAAAGGTCGTCATTCCCGAACGCGAAGTTCCTTCGCAGGCGTACCCCGCGCCCACCGACCTCGCCATACCTGTGGCCGCGAACACAGTTGCCGCCTCGGCAGCTGTTCAAGAGGCGGTTGCCCCCGTTGCTGTCAAACCCCTGACCCCCCTTGAGCAGATGAACAAACCCGTAGCGGGTGCACAAGCGGGCACAGGGGGATTGACTATCGGCGGCGCTGTGGCAATCCTCATGCAAAGCGCAGGTTGGTTTCCTGATGCCTGGTCTCAGCCCGTTCCGGCAATGGCTGTCGGCATTCTCGCAGGGGGTGTCTCAACTCTTGTTGCGAGCTTTATTGGTGCTTATCTCGCTCGCGATAAACGCTTTCAGGCGTGAACAGACTGACAGGAAAGAGCGTTATATAACATGACGATAGTTAACGAGGATAGCGCCGTGAACAAGCCAACACTGTCCGGCGTCATCACCTTGGGAAACCTGATCAATCTCTTGCCCCTGTTACTCGTCCTCATTACGGGTTCAATGGCCTATGGGCAGCTCACGTTGCGCATGGAGAACATGGAGACCTACAGGGTCGAACGCGCCCGTCTAACAGACGGTAAGTTCGAGGCTATAACAAAAGTCCTTGAGAAGATACCTAATCTCGAGTATCGCGTTATTGCACAAGAAGAAGCCCTGAAAGCAACAAATCAACGTGTCGACCATTCATTGCAGAACATAAGTCAGCGCCTTGCTGAGATCAACCAAGCACTGGGTTCGCTCGACACGAAGGTTGCCGTGCTTACCCAACGCCTTGAGATGTCAGACGGAAAAAAGGCCCAGCTTGAACCCCTTGAACCTCGATTGCGAATGCCATCGAGTTTTCGTCGCTGACAAGCTGCTAGTGTGCTTTATACCGGGGAGGGAAGAGGTCTCGCCGAGAGCAGGTTATGTTTTGTACCTGTTTATGGGTAATTGGAAAGTCGGGGCTTGAAAGAGCCTCGGCTATTTCTTTTGCGGTGAGCGAACGAGCCCAAAGTTCAGCGGCTCGCGCAGTTAAACCTGGCTTCCATACCGTAGGCGGTCTGGGATCTCTCTTTTTTATTGGACTCCGATCTTCTTTTCCGTTCCAGAATTTCTTGAGCCCTCGCGACTGCGCCGCCTTGTGCTCAGCTGGGGTTTTGGGAGGGAAATGCTCACGATGGCGGGATCGAGTTACGATCGCGAGGACGTCAGGACCCGCAAGGTCATAACCCTGCAAAGAAAGCTGATCTGCAATCTCTCTGCCCGAGAGTTTTTGACCCCAAAGGTGCTTTATCTTGTTGAAGAGGGCTATTGTTGTGGTGCGCTTCGCTGGGCTGAGGGTCATTTTTGGTTTCCGGCAATCGCCTTGTCTTTGGGGGTGGTCATGGCTTGGGCTCCCTGGAGAACGTGAAGATGTAGGGGCCGAGCCATGCCGGTGGCATCGGATCACAATTACTCGATACTCGCGCGCACTGAAGCTGGCGCGGCCATGTGAGGCCCACGACGGCCACGCCGAGCGTGTTGAGTGGCGGAATGGCCCGCTGCACAAGGAGGCCGGCAAACAGGCTTGCCCCGAGATACATCGCGAAAGCGAATGTTGCCGTCTTGCGGACCCCGCTCATTCCGTCTCTCCCTTGCCTTGCCCCTGACCGGAGGAGCCGCGCGCTGTGTTGGTGGTGCTGAGGGCTTCTCGCAGGGTATTGCGAGCCATCTGCATTGCAGCGCGACGGGAGCCGGGCACGTTGCTGTAATTTTTAAGGTGTTCCAGCGCATCTTCGCACCCGGCCCGAAGCCTCTCCCGCTCGAGCTCCGCCATCTCCACCGGATCGGGTGTGGCGTCCTCGCGAACAGGCTCCTCCGGCTTGGGGGATGGGGTGGCGAGGGCGGCATCAACAGCATCCGACAATGCGCTTAGTCTGTCGTTGACGTCACGGGTCATGGCTGCGTCATATGCCCTCAACGCGGCATTCTTCGCCGGTGAATTGAAAACCTGAAACTCGTTTTTGGCCGGGGCGTCTGCCGCGATAGGCGATGGGCAGGTGAGAACGGCGCGGATGGCCCGGTGGTTCTCTTCGAGCCAGCGCACCGCCTTCAAATTGGCGTTGACCCACTCGGCCGTGGTCTCGAACTCCTTAGCGGAGATGCCGGGCATTCGAGGCAGGCTCCCCGCCGCCATCGCAACAAGCTCCCGCACCTCTACCGGCACGGCGTCATGGGTGGATGCGGGGCTCATTTGGTGGGCTCCGGGCGATATGCGGGAGGGCACTTCAGCGCATTGGCCTTGGCTTCGGGCAGATCGCTTAGGCAGTTTTCACAAAGCCATCGACCGTCCGGCATCACGCCAAGATTGGTCCTGTCGTAGTAGCCGCACATCTCGGGATTGCTCTCAGCGCATTCCGTGCAGACGTACATGATGCGGTTCTGAGCACCCATCAGCCTGCCTCCCCGGCGCGATCGGCTTGAACGGCCAGCGCTTCAAGCTTCCGAAGATCGTTCTTCGCCGAGACAG